GAGTATATTCTTATCCTTGATTGGTTCCATTGCGCTCTTCCTCCGTTAATGACAGCCAGTGCTCAAAGGTGATCTGACCTATACCTAAATCGTATGCCTTACTTGTTACCCATACCTTCCATTGAGAAGCAAGCGGGTGTGATGCTATATGCACCACCTCGTAGTCGAGTAGTACCACATATCGCATCCCCATGAACCGCATCGGGTCCCAACAGGCTCCTTCAATCCATCCGTACATCGGAGCGTTACTTGGCACCGGCACCCCACCACATCGCTTGATGAATGTTCCGGAGAGTCCAATCAACGCCCAATTCATACAGCCCTTCATGTACATTACCCTATGTCCTGCAACTACCCTCTCTTCGTCAATAAACTTAGGGTCCTTGAGTAGTTCAGACTGCTCCGCCATCACAAGACTACATACCGCGATCTTCGGGTCTGCCGCCATCACATCTGCAATCGCCTTCACCCAACCTTCCTTTACGGGTCTCTCGTCAGGATCGGCACCAATGAGCACATCCCCTTCACCCAAACAAGCGTAGTCAAATATCTGTGACCAGTTACCGCTAACTCCTTTGTTCTTCAGATACAAGTAACTCGCCCCAACTTCCTTTGCGTACTCCTCTATCTTATCGCTGTTCTCCTGCATGGACCGGAGCGAACCTGTGTCTTCCATGTCCTTTAACGGATAACCTGCATCGGCAATGACATACTCGAAATGCTCCCCAGGGTTCTGTTCAAGTAACAGCCTCCCCGTCTCCCGTATCATGCCGTGGGTGTTATACCCAAGTGTGTGTACTACAACCCGCATAAAACAGCCTCCCTTACTTTATTTTCATCTTCAAGCATTCTAAGATTATCTTTTAATTCATTAAACCAACTCTCCAAGTCCTCGCTATCCTGCCTCATGTACCACTCTAAAGATTCTGTGCAACTGACCGTATCGCACCCTTTCATGATGTACTGTTCAAACTCAGTCATGCCTGGCGTTACCACCGGAAGCATCCCCGCATTGATAGCCTCAAGTGCTGCTATGTCACTCTTGCAATGGTTGAAAGTGGTATCGCCAAGTGGGATATAGGCAAACGAAGCCTCAATGCGCTTCATCATCTCAAAGTAAGTCGTCAGATCGGTGAATCCGGCGTGAATCCAGTTGTCTATATATGGCGTGATAAACCACGGTTGCATACCAAAAAAGATAATCTTGTACTCCGGATTCGCCTGAAGTAAGTTCACCAACTCCTCTCTTTCAAGTAGCAGGTCCATGCGGTGCGTTTCGCTCCCTCTCCAGAGTATCTTCTTATAATTCTTATACGGAATGTCATTCTTCTGCACCACAGCATTACGGACCACAACAGCGTCAACTCCTGTGAGCTTTCTTAACTCCTCTTTTAACCGTGGCGTACTAACAGTCACCACATCCGCCTCCACAATGAACTGCTTGATATACTCCTGCACTTCCTTGTCCTTGTAATGCTCCCACGCCGGACTATCACTATTCACGCCCCAGAGCATATCATCATGGTCCACCCATCTCTTGAGTCCACAAATCTTAGCTGTTGTCCAGATACTATATGCCGTCTGACTGCTTGGGCGTTGCATGAAAAGTACATTGTACTGTATCACAATACTCCAATCTATCTCCGTAGAGGTCTTCACCACATCGTACTCGCAGTCTAAATACTGAAAAGGCATCACCGACCGGTAGTAGTCCATCGGAAGGCTTGTGCTATCAGAAACAATAAGTACCTTATATTTCATATCCGATCTCTGCTGACATTGCCCACGGTGCTACAGGCTTCCCGCCAAAGTAAAATCTCTGTCTCCAACCTGTTGATGGCCTTGTTGGATAGTGGCGCACCACCGTATTCATACCTATATTATATGTAGCCTCGTTTTCCAACGGGTCCTCGTAGTCGGTCAAAGAGATGCTCCCCAAGAACAGTTCGTCAGCCTCCACTATGCCAAGCAAGTCCTTGCGTAGCTTGTCTTGCCTTACCCAAGTACCGTTGATATGCGGATAAGCGTAGAGTTCAAACTTCCACTTCTCTGTAGAGGGTCTCCACGTCCACCGGTTGCTGAACCGGTTAAACAAATCTGTGCTCCAACCCCATCCTTTATTTAAATGCCATGAAGGAAACATATCGGGATCATACCAACAGTTCGGATGCAACCTCGCCTCGAAGTTCATCTTCTTAGTGTTGATCGTTGCAAACTGACTGCCGTTGCAGTAGTGTTGCCCTTCTTCGATGGTGTAGGTCTTGATGGTCATGGAAGTTGCTTATATAGTATAAAGTCCCTAACCACCCATCGGGACGGATTGTCTTTTACAATATTTCTATCCGTATATCGTAGCGCGGTGGTGATGTTCCGCAGATTCCTCTTAATCTCGTATTCGCTATTCCCCTCAAGGATAATATTATCGACAGTTATTCTAAGGGTATGATCCCTCTTTTGTAACGTCAACGACCCTATCCAGCGTTTTGCCATGAATAGGGCAAATATATATTTTTTCTAAACATAGCCAAATATGTAACACTATTTCTTATAAACAAATGTAGCCAAATATATATCGTTTATTTTATAAACCGTTTATTACTAACTTCGCCCCATGCCAAAACCACCTCCATTATGGATGACAGATGAGGAGCAAATAGCTCAGTGGAACAGGGCTTTTCCAAGTAAGAAGATTCATAAACAGTCACCTACGAATGCACTCACAAAGGCTATTCGGGACTACGCAACACTGCTTGGATGCGCTACGGCACGGGTGAATACTACCGGTAACTTTAATCACGACAAACAAATATTTGTAACTTCAGGAGCCACCAACGGTTACGAAGATATTGACATTATACTACCCATAGTAATCAATGGATTACGCTTGGGACTTAAAGTAGCAGTTGAAGTGAAAGTAGGGAAAGATCGGCACAGACCGGAACAGAAAGTACGCATGGAGGCTGTAAGAAAAGCCGGTGGAATTTACATCATCGCAAAAACTTTCGATCAGTTTAAGGTGGACTTTGATAAACTTATAACTTTGTATAAAGAATATAAGTAACGGATAATGCCCCCTATCAACTATTGAAAGATGAAAACCCTAATTAACGACTGCCTCCTTTTCAAAGATAAATCATGGGTCAGCCGCGCCCTGGGTATCATCTTGTGGATAAATATTGCCAACTTCTTCTATATTCTTTATCTCTGCTTCAACCACGAATTATGAGAGAAAAGTTCATCCTCCCCAAATACAGAAAGCGCCAACAGGTGCGTCAAGGCATCATTGAAGATGTCAGTCACACAACTGTTGGCTATTTCTACCTTGTACGTGGTCAGTGGCTCGCCGAGCATGAAGTGATTACTTCACCTCCGGCTGTCCAAAGCTGAGGTTCAACGACACGGCTGTGCGGTCGAATATCTCAATAGCAATGAACCGTATCACATTCCCGTTCTGCTGAAACTGTACAGTCGTCTTCCCGATAGTCTGCGTCTGTACAACAGCCGACATTCCATCTTCACTGACTTCTATACGTAACACCGGATCGTTGTTGCTGAACCAGTCTACCCTGCTGACCTGATCTTCAAGCTCTACCCTGAAGACCTCGCCAAGACGTACATCTATCTTATCGACAGCGTAAATCTTGGCGTTGTCCAGTACGACGTTGATTTTCATTGCTTATTTAAGCTCTGCTGCGCCAAATGATAAGCCAAGTGAAGAAGCCTGTGCAGACACAACAGCTAAGTCAATGGTGTCAGTGATTTCGGTTACGCCTGCTCCGAGGTCTGCATCCGCTGTTACAGTGATAACAGAGTTGCCTACTGATCCTGATACAAGGTAGCAAGAAAGTCCGTCTGTTGCAGGAACAAGTGTAGCGTCGCCAGATACTACTGTCCATACCGGAGTACCATCTACTGATGCGGGGTTACCGGCTGCTGTTAATGGGGCTAAGATTGCGTTGATCTTTTCGTCTGAGGTGATTGTGACTAACATTTTTTTGAGTTTAAGTGTTTGTTGTTAAGAGTTTGGTTTAAGTGATCTATACTTGTCGCCCCAAAGATAGTGCTTGGGTGAAAGGGTTTTGTGGGTGGGTGAAAATTATTGTTGGGGTAACATTGCTATTGCTGTTGTAATAATTTCCCCCTTGTCGTGTTCCTCTGCCAAACATCCCTGCGGGTGAAGGGACCGAAGGTCTCTTGCGCTCCGTGCTGTATGATGGACTGAGCCAACTCTTCGATTTCTTCATGACTGACGTACTGTGATGTCACATACTCGCCTCGTACTCGCATACGGTTCCAGTAGCTATTATCGCTCATTACCTGCAATTGTAGCCACCCTACTATTTGAATATTATCTTCTTCGCTTAAACCAACATCTGTTCTCACTACAACTTCGGAGTCTACGTGTACATGGTGTAGTCCTGTCAACCCCATCGGAACCAACCAGCTCACCAGCGGTCTCGTCTGCACCCCCATATCATGCCACCATACTGTTCGTGGTGTCGTCCATGACCCTCCACACAGATGCAGGATACTTGCATTTCCTTCCGGCCAGTCCCTCAGCACCTCTCCCGCCTCGTTCGCCTCTATCATATTCCATACGCAGGGCGCACCGTGATCCGTAAAGGGGGCGTACTCCTGATACTTACTTCTGTCCAGGATACAACACGAAGGATGGATGTAGCGGAAGGAGTCTTCACCTTCACCTGGTGTACAACCCTCTCCCTTCTTACTCTGTACCATGAGTGTACCGGTGGCGTATTCTACATCGGGCAGGCGTACCCTGTACCTCACGATCACATCCGAATCCATCAGCCATACATAAGGTGTCTTGATAACGTTCTTGATACCGTGGTCCATCATCACGCCATGACTATGATAGTCCGTTGTCCAGTCGTGGATATGCAGATGCGGGTATATCTGCTCCCTTGTCTTAAGCCATGTTCTTGAATAGTCATCACTCATGCCATCCAATACATGAATCTCAATATCGGGGTAGTGCGTCAGAATAGAACTCACGCATAGCGTGATATTCTCTAACGTATTTCGGTGGCATATTAATATGCTCACATTCTTGTTTGCCTCTATGGGCGTAGGGCTATATCTTATCATTGTTCTCTCTTATATCAGTTCAAACCACTCCTAAACCTCAGCAGCGCACCACTAAGCTCTATGTCCATTATCACATAGACGAAGCTGTCCTCTCTCACCGTAGTCCGTATCGTACCCACAACCACCTGCACCTCCCCGCAGAACCACCACATCGGCTTATCCCCGTTACTCGTTCTAACTGCTTGTAGGTGGTGGGTCATAACTTTCAATCGCTTTAAATATTTCGTAGACTAACGCCGGCACTACTGCATTGCCCAACGCCTTTATGCTTTCGTTTCGCCATTTTGGAAAGGTAATACCAGATAATCCAAAGGAAAGCTCATCATTTCGCATACAAACAGGGGCGACAGTTGGGAAGTTTGCCCAGTAGTCGTTGCGAAGTGGTGTGCCAACGTGTCGCTCTGCCTCGATGGGTCTGTCCTCACCGCTCCTCCCTTGTGACAGTTGGCCGTTGGAGTTGGCAACATACCCGCTATCGCATCTTCTAAATTCCCCTTCCCTCTGTTGTTGCTGCAATTTCCCCTCGATGCCGCTTCTCTGTGTGTTGGTAAGAGACCGTTGTGGTCCATAAAATTCTTCAGGCTCCTCCCGCCCTGCTTGTACTGCGTCCCGTGATCGGCTCCCGTGGTTGGGGTCGGAAGGAGTTGAACCAACCTCCCTAATCCCACACTCCCGTCCTTGCCGTTCTGATTCACCTTCCTCGGTAGACCTTTCGTTTCTCTGAACGTATCGTTCTTCCCTATTATCGCTCCCGTGGTCGCATCGCTCGCTACGGGGGATGGGAGAAGACCTGATCTTGCATGATTGCTTAAATAGTTCTGATCGCTGCAACTCATGTTCTTGTGACCTTCGCAAGCCATTGGAGTAGGCAACAATCCATATCCTGTCTCTTCTATGCGGTGCGCCGACGGCACAAGCTGGAAGTAGAAACGGGAGGACTTCGTAGCCCTGAGCTTCCAAATCAGCCTGCACCTGGTCGAATACCATGCCCCCGTTCCAATTAGTAAAGCCCCGAACGTTTTCGCCCACGATCCAGGTTGGTTGAATCTCTCGAATTGCTCTAAGCATTTCCGGCCAGAGATGCCTGTCATCTTCCGTTCCAAGTCGCTTTCCGGCTGCGCTGTATGGTTGGCATAGTTATGGGAACCCACCGGTAACGATGATGTCGTCATTTCTCCAGTGGGTTCCAAACCGTTTTGTAAGTTCAATATTAATTGTTTCATAGTTCAATGTGTGAATATCTCCATGCCTGTATGATTCTGGAAAATGATAATCCAAAACCTTATTGCAAAACGGATTAATCTCAGATGTAAGATATGTTTTCCATCCCATCCACTGAGCCGCCAACGAGAAGCCCCCTATACCCTCAAATAGTCCGAAGTGCATCATCCCTTCTTCCCCGCCGGCGTATCCCTTATCAGCTTCTCCTTGATGGCGCGGCGTATCCATGCCGACAAACTCAAATCATCTGCCTGAGCTAACAGCATTGCCTCTGTAAATGTAGTGTCCTCAATCCATGCTTGTACGCCTACCATCTTTTTTGTGTTTCTTCGCATGTGGCAAAGATAACTAATAATCGGTGAAAACAAATGAAAGTTATCAACAATACTTAAAACCTTGCGCTTTCGGCTAAATTTGCTGCCCGCATCATTCCCGCATCATCATTTCTACCATCACAACCATTTTCACAGTGGTCATAATTTCTTTCATGAAACTCAATTTTCATCCTTCCGCATTTTACGCACTTCCAAATCCTCATGCAATTATCCCACCACGGATACAATTGAAAACCGCCACTACTATCACAATTTCCCCAAATAAACTGCTTCGGCGTACCGTTAAATAACACCAGGTTTTTAGTAAACCATTCCTTATATTGACTTTCAGTAAAACTCTCAGGCTTAATTTCAATATAAACAGGCAGAGCGTCATCCCTTAATGCCACATTATATAGCACGAAGTCCGGCAAATAACATTCGTCTCCATTAGTAAACCCTTCCGGTTCATAATTCCATCTGACATGAATCATATCAAAAAACATAGCCCACCTCGCTTCCAGACGGCTACGAAATTTTATTCCATTATACGTTGTTTCAATAGGGAGCATCCCCAAGTTCTTCGATTTTTTCATAGAAGTTAGTTTGTATTTGTTCTTTTATAAGCCAGTTGGCATCATCATAATGATTCACGCTATTATAACGCCCATTCTCACGGTTCCACGCAAGGCGACATTCTCCATTTTCTCCCCAATGTTTAAACTTTACCTTTTGTACACTTAATATAGTCTGCGAAGTCTGGCTATCCCTGTGAACCACCAGTCCAAGCGAACACTTATTATAGAATGCCGCGCTCCCACTAACGGAATATAATGTAGGCATCTCGTATTCAATACCATCTTTCTTCTTTTGAATCTTTGTAGGATGGGCCACAAGAAATAAATGCACCCTGTTTTTTTCACAGAACATCGATAACTTATCTAATTCATGGCTTATATATTGCGTTTCGTTGGTCGTAAACTTATGTTCGAGCTTATTCCACGCATCGATCACAAATAACTTCACCCCCTTTCTTCTCACTAATTGCCGGACCGTATCTAAAATACTATCAAGAGTGAAATCTTCTTCAGGCTTTATGAAATAAAAGTTATCATCAAAATACTTTTTCACAAGAGTCAACTCGCTATAATTCATCTTATTATAACCTTCAAATCTTTTTCCGATCAACTTTTCAGCTATCTTACTAAAATGAAGCTGAAGTGGATAATTCTCTGGGCTATAAAAAGCAACCTTCCATCCATACAAAACATTGAGCTTACAACAGAGCCAGTCCACGACTTCACTTTTCCCCATGCCAGGGATACCTGTTATCAACGACAAATACCCTTCATGGAAGGAGATTAACCTATCCACATCGCTTACCCCAATCCTGCAACCTTTTGGAAGTCCATTATGATAATAATCATCGATTTCAGCATCAATATTTTTTGCCGTAAAAACGCCCTGAAGCGGTATATCCTTTTTATTTTCGACCGCATCATAAAGTGCCTGCGATCCATACTTCATCAAAAATTCATTTGCATCCTTGCAATCATTAAAACTGACAACAAAACAGTTTTCGGCACCAAGTCTTCGGATAAATTCATCCCTGAGCACATTTCCGGCACTATCGTTATCTAATGCCAGAACAAACTTCACATCGGGGTCAAACATATCGATTGCGTGATCGAGATACTGCATATTATTCGACCCCTTTACCGCTCCATTTGGTACAGATATACAGTTAGTTACACCAGCTTCTATCATACTCAGGCAATCCATCTCACCTTCCACAATCACAATTTCTTTTGCCTGTTTTACCGCATCCAAATTGTAGAAAATAATACCGGCATCCTTCACCATTTTGAAATTTTTAGCCCCATCCCGATATTTGACATTAATCAGTTCGTTTTCCAAAAAATAATTAAACTGAACTGTGTTGACTTTTTTACCAACCTGCGGCATAAACTCCATCCCTTCGCTTAACCGCATCGAAACAACCGTTTTTTGCCCTATTCCACGCGATTTAAGCCACGATAATACCTTGTCTGATACCTTCGTGCCATTAAACCCCGAAAGTGGCTTAATTGGCTTAGAAATAGCCTTATTTTCGATTTCCCTATGAAGCATCAGCGAAACATTGCAATGAGAACAATGCCCAACCGCCTTTAAAACATTATAACTGAAGCACTTAGCGTTTTTTTTCTTACGATCAGTTGAACACACCGGACACGCCATGTGATTCTCTCCTGATCGTAACACATTGATAACATATTTGTTACCGTCTTTTTGATTCCAAACTGTGATTCCTTCCATTAAAATTCCCCCTCTTGGGCAGGCGGATTGTCTACCCCTATTGTTTGAACGGCATGGTCTATAACAAACTGTAAATCAATATCATCACCCTTGTATTGCCAACCCATACCCTTCCAGTAATCCCAAATCTCCTGCACCTGACCCGTTACACCGGCTTGAAGCAAGCCCGAGGTCAGTTCCGAAATGGAGAACGGCGAATCGTTTTGGTTTTTCCCCACACCCCTTTTCCTATTACCATTACTATTACTATTACTATTACCTGTAGGGTATCGATACCCTACCTTAAGGGTATCTTTATCCTTTGGTAAGGGTATTGATAGGGTATCGATAGGGTTAGGATAGGGTATTGATAGGGTATCGATAGGGTTAGGATAGGGTATTGATAGGGTATCGATACCCTTTACTATACCTAACTTGCTATCCAAGAAGTAGTTAGAAAATTTATGAGAAATACCATACCACCTCTTCGCTATCCCTTTATGTACCGGAGATGCCAATAATGGTAGGTTTTTCTGATGCCTAAGAAAATTAGGTATGAGCAAACTTCCCCCATCATCCGACCACATCACTTTTCTACCAAAACCCTTAACTATTTCGTCAATCTCCTCCTCTTCGAGCTTTAAATCAGCACTCGCTACATCCACACACCACTCCATATACCCGCATATATCGCAATTGTCACATAACCAGAGCCATACGAGCTTACTCTTCACGTCTAATGACCGGAACCATGAATCCCTCCACTTCCCAGTCTCAGTATATCTACTTGCCATCTGCCACCTCCTTGCCTATCTCCTTGAATACTATATCGCTATCCCTTACCATTACCCACATCTTACGACCCCCTGGACGTGATACCATGATCGTCCCATTACTCCCCCACCTGCGTAGCTGCTGTACGCTACGACCAGTAAGAGTGCTCGCCTCTCGTATCGTATAGTATTTACCATTCACTTGTTGATTCATTTTGATTTATTTTGATGCAAATGTATATCAGACTGATTTATTCCAAAGTTTTTTGACGGACAGTTTTCAACAATGTTTTGAACAGGGAGTTTTGACCAGAATAGTTTTGATTGTTCCATACATGATTACATCATCACCGGCATCCGGCGCGCGGGGAATGCTTTTTCCGAACCCGACCCCCTCCGAAACTTAAAACGGGAGCGAAGCAAAGAAAAATAAAGCAAAGCAGAAAAAAACTTTTCAACAAAGCAGATTGGTAATTAATTGATTGTCAACCGTAACAAAGCCAAGACACATGACTGGGCTTTGTTATGACTAAAGGATATTCGTAATTACGATCAATCAGGATGGCATATTACTAATACATTTGTGGCTATATATGACTATGCAAGCAGAGTTTAACCAGGACGAGGACCTGAGCAAAGGACTGAAAAGACAGTACAAAAGGAAGCCGCGCGCTAATCAGGCAGAAACGGACACGATAAACGCCCTTTTAAAGAAGGATAAAAGACCTATA